CCTATCACCAAGTACACACCAAGCTTGTTTATTGTTTGGTTCTATCACTGCCGCAAGAAAATACACTCCACCGTTTACAAGCGTAATGGTTGGTGTGAATGATTTATCCAATATAAGTGAGCCTGATGAATTATAAAGCATAATTCTTGGTCTACCTCGATAAAGGGAAAGATATAAAATAGGCTGCCCCGGACCATATCGAGTATTAAATATCGGACAGTATGTATTACCAACAGAATAAGTGGTTGGTTTTATCCAACCTCCAACTACTATTTTTTCTCCAAAATCAGAAAATAAGGTACCATCGTTCGTTACTTTAAGATACGTCTTTTCTGTTGATGGATTGCTGATATTAATCCTTACATATCCTCCCTTTTGACCATTAAACAAACTTGCAGTTGTCCCATCATAGTTTACAATCTGCATTTTATGGTTTAACCCAGAAGAGTCGGTGACGCAATAATCCTCATCAACAGCTGCACTCTTGATCCGTGGGTTGTCCGCTGGGAACAGTCCATGTGCCGGGCCCTTCTTATGGAAAGCGAGAAACCCAAAATATTTATAAAGTTCAACGTGGATGGCCTCCTGCGAGGTGATTACGTAAGCCGAATGAGCGGTTATGCCACAGCGCGTCAAAACGGTTGGATGAGCGCCAATGATATTAGAGAGCTTGAAAATCTTGATAGAATTCCTGAATCACTAGGTGGTGACCTCTACCTCATTAACGGCGCGATGACAAAATTGCAGGATGCAGGCGCGTTCGCAAATATTAAAGAAACGGAGGAACCCGAATGAAGAAATTTTGGAACTGGACGCAAGATGAAAATACTGGCGTTCGAATACTTTACCTAGACGGCGTTATTGCTGAAGAATCATGGTTTGATGATGACGTCACCCCGAAGGCATTTAAATCAGAGTTAACTGCCGGTGAAGGTGACATTGTTATTTGGCTTAATTCTCCAGGAGGTGATTGTATTGCAGCCAGTCAGATTTACGCTATGCTAATGGATTACAAAGGGGCTGTAACCGTCAAGATTGACGGAATAGCCGCATCAGCTGCCTCTGTCATCGCTATGGCAGGAACAACCGTTCTCATGGCCCCTACTGCCCTAATGATGGTGCACAACCCTCTCACTGTGGCCATTGGCGACAGCGAGGAAATGAAAAAAGCCATTGCCATGCTTTCAGAAGTTAAGGAGAGCATCATCAATGCTTACGAAATCAAGACGGGCCAGTCAAGGACAAAGCTCTCCCATCTTATGGATGCAGAAACCTGGCTAAATGCGAAAAAGGCCATTGAACTTGGTTTTGCTGATGCCATCTTAGAGGATGAAAAGAAACGTGAACAAGCTGAGGACTTCACCTATGCCTTCAGTCGCAGGGCCGTAACCAATTCATTGCTTGATAAAGTAAAGCCTAAGGTACCAAAAAAGAATATTGGCACACCACTTGAGTCGCTAGAAAAGCGACTTTCTTTAATTCAACACTAAATTTAGGAGGAAAAAATTATGAATAAGATTCTTGAACTGCGAGAAAAAAGAGCAAAATCTTGGGAAGCTGCTAAGGCATTCCTGGACACCAAAAGAGGTACTGATGGTATCGTATCTGCTGAAGACACCGCAACTTATGAAAAAATGGAAGCTGATGTTGTTGCCCTTGGTAAAGAAATCGATCGTTTAGAAAAACAAGAGGCCCTGGACCGCGAACTGTCAAAGCCTTTGAATACCCCACTGACTGGAAAACCTATCATACAAGGTATGGAATCCAAAGCTGGAAGAGCTTCTGCCGAATACCAGAAAGCCTTCTGGAATGCCATGCGCACTCGCTCAGGTGAAGGGCTGGATCCAATGATTAAAAATGCACTACAAATTGGAACGGACACTGAAGGTGGCTACCTTGTACCGGACGAATTTGAGCGTACATTGATTGAATCATTGGATGAAGAGAACATCTTTAGAAAACTAGCAAATGTCATTTCCACTTCTTCTGGAGATCGTAAAATCCCTGTTGTAGCTTCTAAAGGTACTGCTTCTTGGATTGATGAAGAGGGTGCAATTACTGAAAGTGATGACAGCTTTGGACAAGTTTCCATTGGTGCTTACAAGCTAGGCACCATGATCAAAGTTTCAGAAGAACTGCTTAATGACAATGTATTCAACCTTGAATCCTACATTGCTAAAGAGTTCGCAAGACGAATTGGTAATAAGGAAGAGGATGCCTTCTTCACTGGCGATGGTGTGGGTAAACCAACAGGAATTCTTGCAGCTACAGGTGGAGCGCAAGTGGGAGTCACTGCAGGTAGCGCTACTGCAATTAACGTTGATGAAATTTTAGACCTATTCTACTCTTTGAAGTCTCCTTACAGAAACAAAGCGGTATTCGTCATGAATGACACGACAATCAAAGCCATTAGAAAACTTAAAGATGGCCAAGGACAATATATCTGGCAACCTTCGCTTCAAGCTGGAACACCAGATACCATTTTGAATAGACCTGTTTACACTTCAGCTTATGTACCAACCATTGCTGCATCTGCAAAGTCCATCATCTTTGGTGATTTTGGTTACTACTGGGTTGCAGATCGTCAGGGTCGTGTATTTAAGAGACTTAATGAGCTTTATGCAGCCACTGGTCAGGTTGGATTTGTTGCAACTCAGCGTGTGGACGGAAAGCTAATTCTACCTGAAGCCATTAAAGTGCTTCAGCAGAAAGCCTAATGGAGGTGTCCTATGACTTATAACGCAAAGAATTATACCGAACAAGGAGGAGAAAAAACCGTCATTGGTGGAACTCTAGAAATTAAGGATGGGGCGATCGTCACCGGCCTCCCTGTTCTTGATAATCAAGCTGCAAGTACTGCAACTACTATAGAGGATTTGGTGGTAGATTTTAACGCCCTCCTCACTAAACTTAAAGCTGCAGGGCTTATGATTTCAGACTAATGAAAGGATGGTGGCGGTATGACACTGCTGGAAAAAGTAAAAGCAAACCTTATTCTTGATCACTCAGCTGATGATGAACTGCTTGAGATCTACATCACTGCTGCCACCCGGTATGCAGAAAGCTATCAGCATCTTCCTGAAAACCATTATGTTGAAACTCCTATGCCCTCTACCACAGAACAAGCTATCATCATGCTGTCATCACATTTCTATGAATCCAGGGATGGCAGCACAGGTGGCTTTTTTTCTGACAATGTTCAAGCTGGACAGCAAGTATGGAATACAGTCAACCTACTACTTCGCCTTGACCGAGATTGGAAGGTGTAGTTATGAGCTTTGGAAAAATGAATACTTTTATCGATATTGTTGAACAGGACACGATTATAGATGCTGAAGGATTTAAAACGGAAGTTGATAATATTGTAGCTTCTGTTAGAGCCTACCGCGAAGGGCGTCATGGCAATGAGAAATGGTCCAACAGAGCTTCATTTTCAGAAGCCACAGACCTCTTTCGCTTTCGCTCTATTCCCGGCCTCACAATAACAACATCAATGGTGATTGTTGTCAAAGACAAGAAATTTGATATCACATCTGTTGAAGATGTAAAAGGCCGCGGTATGTATATTGAAGTTCTGGCGAAGGAGGTGGTTCCAAGTGGCTAAGGCAACAATGCGTATGCCTGATGATTTTCAAAAGAAGCTTTCTAAGCTCGGTAATAAAACCGATGAGATTGTATCAAAAGTCCTGGAGTCAGGTGGAGAGGTTGTTCTTGATAAAGTAAAGCATAATCTAAAAGGCGTCATTGGTAGCGGAACAAAAGGAGAAAGTCGTTCTACTGGAGAACTGATCTCTTCACTGGGGCTCTCCCCTACGAAGGTAGACAGAAATGGAAATTTCAACGTGAAGATTGGTTTTAGTGAACCTAGAAGTGATGGAGATTCCAATGCAAAAATCGCAAACATCCTTGAGTACGGAAAATCCGGCCAGCCGCCAAAACCATTTTTGAAGCCGGCTAAATCCTCTTCCCGGAAAGCTTGCATTGAAACCATGAAAAAAGAACTTGATAAGGAGATTGAAAAACTATGAGTTTACTTGAGGATTTAAACCTCATACTCGCTCCCTTTGGCATCCCTGTGGAAACAAGTGTGTTTTCAGATACACCTCCCGATGAATATCTGGTCATCACACCTATGTCAGACAGGCTGGATCTCTTCGCGGATAATGAGGCGTATATGATTGTTTCAGAAGCTAGATTGTCCCTTTTTACTAAGAATAACTACGTTCAGCTTAAAGAGGATCTAACAAAGACTCTCCAATCAGGAGGAATGACCATCACGGATCGACAGTATGTAGGTTATGAATATGATACTAAATTTCATCATTACGCTATTGATGTAATGAAAGAATATGAAACGGAGGAAGATTAAATGGCAACGATTGGTTTAGATAGTCTATTTTATGCCAAGATCACAGAAGATCAAAATGGCATTGAAACATATGGCACGCCCACAGTTCTGGCAAAAGCCATGACAGCAGAACTGAGTATCGAGCTTATTGAAGCAATACTCTACGCCGACGATGGCGCATCAGAAGTAATCAAGGAGTTTAAGAGCGGTTCACTGAGCCTAGGAATTGATGATATTGGTTCTCTAGTAGCTCAGGACTTAACGGGCTGCAAAATTGACAGCAACAATGTAGTGGTTTCAAGAAGTGAAGATGGCGGAAGCCCTGTGGCTATTGGATTTCGTGCTAAGAAAGCAAACGGAAAATATAGATACTTTTGGCTTTACAGGGTTATTTTCAGCGTTCCAGCTACAAGCCTTGCCACCAAAGGTGATTCTATTACATTCAGCAGTCCCACCATAGAAGGAACCGTATTCAGGCGAAATAAACTGGACAGCGAAAACAAGCATCCTTGGAAAGCTGAAGTTACTGAAGGTGACAACGGTGTAGCAGCTGAAACTATCTCCGGCTGGTTTACAAATGTCTATGAACCTGACTTTACCCCAGTGACACCAACAATTACCATTACAACACAGCCTGCGACATTGACTGAAGTTACAACCGGTAGCATTACAGGAAGTCTTTCTGTAGTGGCAGAGTCCAACACCAGTGACCCAGTAACTTATCAGTGGTATGAAAACACCATCGATAGTGCATCAGGCGGTACACCTATTAATGGAGAAACCTCTGCCAGCTTTGATATTCCTACAGAACTTGTGGCAGACACATACTATTACTACTGTGTATTGAGCCTTGTTGGTGCTAGTGATGTAACGACAACCGTAGCCACAGTAACAGTATCCTAATGGGAGGTAAATAATTATGCCTGAAAAAAAATTGATACTTAATGAATCGGCGGAAGAACGAAGCACCACCATTGAGATTGGTGGTACTGAATTCAAACTGATTCTTACAACAAAAGCAACAAAAGAAATTGCTGGGCGCTACGGCGGACTTGAAAACTTAGGCGAAAAACTCATGAAGACTGAAAACTTTGAAATGGCACTTGCAGAGGTGGTCTGGCTCATTACCCTTCTCGCAAACCAGTCAATCCTGATCCACAACATCAAGAATAAGGACAACAAGAAGGAACTACTCACTGAAGAAGAAGTCGAACTTCTTACCACACCCTTTGACCTGGCAAATTACAAAAATGCAATTATGGCCAGTATGATCAAGGGAACAAGGAGAAATGTGGAGAGTGAAGACTCAAAAAACGAGGTTGTCGGGTAAGTGATCAGGAGATATTTACCCGACTTATTTATTATGGGACAGTGCATCTGATGCGCAATGAAGATGAGGTGTGGTTGATGCCCATTGGTTATCTATTGGATCTTTGGGAATGCCACAAACAATTTACCGGGATATCAAAACCAAAGAGAAATCACTATATCGATGACATTATCCCAGAATTTTTATAACAACAATATCTTAATCGGCGCCTATAAAGGTGTCTTTTTCATGCCCTGAAGGAGGTGATTTAATATGTCAGACTTTGGTCTGAAAATAGGCGTTGAAGGCGAACGTGAATTTAAGAATTCACTTAGAGAAATCAATAGAGATTTTAAAGTGTTAGGCTCTGAAATGAAGCTTGTTACATCGCAATTTGACAAGCAAGATAAATCACTGCAAGCAGTAACTGCAAGAAATGAAGTTTTAAATAAAGAGATTGACGCTCAGAGAAATAAAATTAGCACCTTGGAATCTGCCCTTAAAAATGCCGCCGAATCCTTCGGGGAGAATGATAAACGAACAAAAGCCTGGCAGGTTCAGCTAAACAACGCCAACGCAGATCTTAATAAAATGGAACGGGAGCTAAATGAAAACTATAAAGCTCTTGATGCATCTAGTAATGGGTTTGATGATGCTGGTAATGAAGCTGACAAGTTTGGAGACGAAATTAAAAAATCGGCTAAGGTAGCAGATGATTCTGGTGGAAAGTTTGAAAAACTAGGTTCTGTTATGAAGGGTGTGGCCGCCGGTATTGGAGTGGCTATGGCAGCTATTGGAACCGCAGCAGTTGGTGCAGGAAAGAAGCTTTATGATATGGCAAATGATGCAGCTGCTGCAGGAGATGAAGTGGATAAAGCCAGTCAAAGACTCGGGCTATCAAGACAAGGTTATCAGGAATGGGAGTATGTACTCTCCCAAAATGGCGCCAGTATCTCATCTTTAGAAACTGGAATGAAGAAGCTAAACAGCACCGTAGATGATGCCATTAATGGAAGTTCATCTGCTACTGAAAAGTTTCAGCGCCTTGGCATTTCAATGGAAGATTTACAAGGCAAATCCCGAGAAGAAGTTTTTGAAATGACCATTAGAGGCCTACAAGGTATCTCCGATGAAGGTGAAAAAGCTGCTATTGCCAACGACCTACTAGGCACATCATCAGTTGAACTTGGAGCACTTTTAAACCAAACTGCTGAAAGTACAGATGCACTAAAAAATAAAGCCAGTGAACTGGGGCTAGTGATGAGTGATGAATCCATTAATGCGGCCGTAAATTATACCGATGCCATGGATAATCTCACTCGGTCTTTTACCGGCGTTAAAAACAATATCACATCACAACTTCTACCAGGCTTCACCATGGTTCTTGACGGCTTAACGGGACTAATAACTGGTCAGGAAGGTGCTGCAGAACAGTTAAAAGAAGGGGCCAAAGAAACAGTTGATCAGATTGCCGTAATCCTTCCACAGATTTTAAATGTGGTGACTGGACTTATAGCTGCCATCGCTGAGGTGGCACCGGATTTAGTTCTCGCTCTTGTAAATGGTATTTTAGATAATCTGCCTACACTCATTGAAGCGGCAAACAATATTATCATCACCATTCTTGGTGGCCTCATTGAAGCCCTACCACAGATTACAGATGGTGCACTACAACTCGTTCTCACTTTGGTAGATGGCATTATTACAAATCTACCGGCCCTTGTAGAAGCAGCCCTTGTGATGATCGTGACCCTGGCCACTGGCCTTGGTGAAGCGCTGCCTGAATTGATTCCTTCTATCGTTGAAGCAGTAATTCTTATTGCTCAGACGCTGATCAATAATCTTGATTTGGTTCTAGATGCAGCTTTTCAAATTATCAGTGGATTGGCACAGGGACTACTGAACTCTCTCCCTACTTTGATAGAATCCTTGCCACAAATCATCAACAGTATCATTGCCTTTATCACAAGCAACCTACCACAGATTATTCAGATGGGCGTGCAGCTGACCATCCAGTTAGCTGCTGGACTTATTAAAGCAATACCTCAGCTTGTAGCCCAGCTTCCTCAGATAATTGCAGCCATTGTAACAGGACTTGGAAGCGCCATTCCATCTATGATGGATGTTGGAAAAAACATCGCTAGAGGTTTATGGGATGGTATTTCATCTATGATCGGCTGGCTTAAAGGAAAAGTTGATAGCATGGTAAGTGGAATCGTTCGTGGTGTCAAAGGTGTTCTTGGAATTCACTCCCCTTCTAAAGTATTCGCTGGGATTGGCGCCAATATGAGTGAAGGTATTGGAGAAGGCTTCACTGAAGCTATGAGTGGCGTTGAAAAAGACATTGAAGGAGCCATTCCTACAGACTTTGATTTGGACCTGAACTCTGAGGTTGCTGGAAGTCTCAGTGGCTCCGAAGGCGCAGTCTTTGATTTGACCATCCCTCTCACAATTGATGGAAATATTTTAACCCGTGTGATTGCACAGCTTCAGTGGAATCAGAATACTGTTACAGTTAGAAATTTAGGTGTTGCAGGAAATTAAAGAAAGGAGGCATCCCCTTGATTGAGATATACTCAGGATCGACGTTGATTCAATCCATTCAAAAAGTCATCACCTCCAATTTAAGAGAAACCTTGGAGGGTGAATTTACACTTTCATTTAGTGTTATGGCAAAGTCAGCCCTAGCACTCAAAACAAAGCAAATCGCAAAACTTGATAATCAATATTTTGAACTTGTCCAAATCAGTAAATCTATTCAAGGGAGTCTCCCGGTTTGTTCTGTTCTATGTGAGCATGTTTCCTATCTTCTCAACCACGAGATG